ATGGATATCTGGATAAAGCCTGCTCAGGTTGGTTTCTCCACTGAACGTATAGCCAAAAGGCTGAAGGACACTTTAACTAGTCCAGGTACCAATACTGTTTTGGTAGCCTATGAGGATTTTATCACAGAGAGGTTGTTAAGCAAGGTTCAGTTCTTTTACAACCATTTAGCTGGATTGAATATTCCTGGCTTTCCTGAAATCCACCACGATTCTACCTATGAAAAAACATTCAGGTTCTATGTCAATGGTAGGGTAGTTAGTACCAGTTCTATCTATATAGCCTCAGCCCGTAGCTATGTAGCAGGTAGAGCTGAAACCATCCACCACTTATTGTTTGATGAGGCTGCATTTTATTCACCCAATGCTATGGAGAATATTATGTCTCCAGCATTAGACCGTGTTCCTCCTGATGGTACAATAGATATTTATTCCACTCCTAATGGTCAGGAGAACGACTTTTATAATATGTACCAGTTAGCTAAGGAGGGCAAATCTGTATTTACTGGACATTTTTATCCTTGGTTTACACATAAAGAGTATACTATACCGCTAGGTGATACTAGGATTAAGATGTATATTCCTGAAACTGATAAACCTGAGTTTGACCTAACCCAAGATGAAGATAGATTGGTAACTAATTATGGTTTAACCCTCGACCAGATTCGTTGGCGTAGGTGGAAGATAAAACAAAAGATGAGCCTTAGACGTTCAGGAGAGCTTGTACTACTGTTTAACCAAGAGTTCCCAGAGGATGATGTTAGTTGTTTCCTAGCCACTGGTGATATGTATTTTGATGACTTCCTTGTTGGTGAATTGGCTAAGGATTGTTACCCAGCACCATATCATAGAGAAGGTCTGAGCATTTGGTATGAACCAGAGAAGGGTAAGAAGTATCTGGTTTGTATTGACCCTGGACAAGCTAAGATAACCAAATCAGCTATTGGAGTGCTAACCTTTGACCAGGATAGTGAAGGTAATTACAAGCCCAAATGGTGTGCTAGGGATGCAGGTCTATACAGTCCAGAAGTAACAGTGAAAAAGGCTGTGGCTGCCTCCGATTATTATAATAGGGCTGAAATAGCCTGGGAAGCAAATAGTCATGGACTAGCTATTACCGAGCTATTAAAAAGGCGTAGACCAATTTACTTTAGGAAGGATATAGTTAGTGGTCAACAGTCAATGGAGCCAGGTTGGCTGACTACTCCTAAGAATAAGGATTATATGTTGCAAACAGTCCATAAATGTTTAACAGATTTTACCTGCCATGACATTGAGATAGTCCAGCAGATGAGGAACCATAGATTGGTAGGTGATAAAATTGTGGTCGTAGGAGCCAGTGATATTTTAATGAGTCTAGCTATAGGACTCTGTTGTATGAATCCTAAACCAATGAAACGTGGATTGATTGGAAGGAGTGGATGGAAATGGTAGCAATTTACAAATGGCTTTGGTCCAGAATAGGAGGCAGACAGTGGACATACATTTACAGGGATGTCTGGCATGAATATGAAATCCTTATGCAGGCACAGTGGTTTTGGACAGCCATACTAGCTGTATACCTTTTAGGTCTATCTATACCTCTTGAGGAATTGTTAATTGGCTGGGGTATCTACATATTTGGTTATATTATGGGACACTTCTTTTGGGGAACAGAGTGGATTAAAGGACAAGGAGGTAGCTAATGGATACTAAGGAACTTATTGCTAAATGTGTCAAGCTAAAAGCTAACTGGTCAACCAGAGACCGTAAGATTAGGGATTGGTATGATATTTTACGATTAAAGGATGAGTTGAAGCAAGAAGGAATGGAGTCAGTTACTTCTAATGACCCTAGAACTGGTTATAACCTAGGCAAGCACCTAATGACCTCTAGCATAGTGGCAGATAAGATAAACCAAGAGGATTTGAATCCACAAGAGGTAGAATCTGTCAGCTATTTGGAAGGTTATGTAGCCAAGCGTTGGGCTGATGAGGAAAGACGTTATCGTAAAATGGGTCGTCAAGGCTTCAAGAATGAGTTAATAGCCTTGATGCTTGCTACTGGTTGGTACAGTATGTTTAGTATTGTAGAAAAGAATAGAATTTGGTCTGAGGTTTGGAATCCTATAGAGGTCTATCCAGAGTTTGGCTCTGCTGAAGTGGGCTTGGTAGAGGCTGCACATATCTATACTATGAAACCAGCCGTAGCCAACAGAAAAGCCAAGATAATGGGTTGGGAAATTTCTAAACCATTTACACATAATACTACTTTATATGATTATTGGGGTTTTGATGATGATGGTGATGTGGTTAATATTCATTTCTCCAGTTGGAGGTCTTCCTGATAGAGGTGCGATAGATTCCAAGTGGCAGGAACATTTTGGTGAAAGTATTGTAGCTACTAATGAGGAATTAACCAAAAACTATAATAAGATGATAACCTTTGCCCAGCAACTAATGAGGGACACAGCCAATCCTCGTTGGTTCGAACGTTCTTCTGGTGATACCCCTATTCTTAGAGAGGAGGATTTATTCAAACGTGGAGCTATATTTAGAGGAGCAGTAGGAGAAGATGTCGGTCCATTGGCTGTGCCACCAATACCAGTTGAGCTAAGGACAATGTTATTTGATTACCAAAATATGTTACAACGAGGCATGTTCCCATGGGCTATTTTTGGTAATATTCAAATGCAGATGAGTTACCTGGCTATGGCTAATGTAGCCTCAGCAGCTTTGCAGGTATTGACTCCTTATATGGATGCTTTCAGAGGGCTACGTTCCGATGTGAACGATTATTGGATTAAGCTCCTGAATGTGACCAAGTATAAGCCTCACAAGTTTATAGTTCCTGCAAATATGCCTGAGGAAGTTAAGTTTGACGTTCAGGCTGATATTGAAATTCCAGGCTATCTAGTCCAGAGAGCTACAGTGGCTAGGATGTTAGACCCGTCCTTCAGGTTATCTACTGATACGGTTATGGATAAAATGTTCCCTGAGGTTAGAAACCCATTACAAGAGCAGGCTAAGGTAAGGAAAGATGATGCTATGATGTTACCTGAGGCAGTAATGGCTGATTCAATATTAGCCTTTAAGGAACAGGCTAGGATACTAAGAGAAAAGGGAGAGACAGATGCAGCCGAACTTTATGAAAAGGTAGCAACCTCCTTAGAGACAAAGTTGTCTCCTCAACAACAAGCTATTGAACAGGTTGGTACCGCTAGACGTGGGACTGCTTCTGCTGAGGAGGCAATAATGAAAGAGGTATATCCAACCAGAGAGGCAACAGCACCAATAGAAGGAATGGGAGAAATATAATGCCTAATGGAGAAGAATTTAACAAATTATTAGCTGAATGGGAGAAACAAACCAAACTTCATTTTGAGGAGGTACAACAATATACAACACAGCTCCAAGACCTAGAGCAACAGTATATGGCTACAGCTAAGCCTCCTGAGTTTGTTCCTAGTTGGTTACGTTGGATACCAAGAGCTGGTTATGCTGCTTTTGGACCCTGGTCACCTCAGGCTATGAGGTCTGATATAAAACCTCAGATGGAACAGGTAGAATCGACCAGGCGTAAGAGTGAGCTTTACTATCTCCTCTATAGTAATGTTCCATTTGCTATACAGAATGGTGTTGTTTCTTCATCCGATGAGGCTTTAGCTAAACTACCACAGAAATTGGTTAGTACATTGTCTGAGGATGAAATGAATACTGCCAGAGGTATAATAGATGATATGATAGGAGCTATAACTGGTACAGCCCCTATGCCTGAAATGGCTAAGGATATGCCAGAATTGGAGATGCCTGAGTTAGTAGTTCCTACTGAGATTGAGGGAGATAAGGTTCCTCTAGCCACATTGAATAGATTGACCATTGATGAGATTATAAAAGCATTGGTACCTCCTCCTCAATTACCAAGTCCAGTATTATCTGAGGTTGAATGGGCACAATATCTCTCAGCCAGACAAGGTGATGTGGATGACCCTGAGGTGGATTATCTACAGTCTGAGGCGGCAAGGTTAATTGATGAGTGGAAGGAGAGAGACAACCAGCTGGCTGCTTTTGATGATAGTATTGCAGAGATGCCTGATTATAAACTAACAGACCTTCTTAAGGAGATGGTTGTCCAACCAGGTTTAGCATTGATGGAAACAGCTATGATTTATTTTGAACATGTTTCTATGCCTTTAGCAGGAGCTTTATATAAGACATTCATTCCTGACATAGAGAAACATTATCAGGAGTTGAGAAAAACTGAATCAACCTGGAAAGCATTAGCCCATGCTTGGGAGGAATGGGATGCTCCAGGTGAAGGTGCTTGGGAGTTCATATTAAAATATATTCTAATGGAGGGTATTACTGACCCACTAAGCTATGTTGGTTGGGGTATAGCTACCAGAATAACCAAACCACTAGGCAGGTTTGGTAGAATGGTGGGAGCAGCAGAAAGAGGTATGGCTCAGGCTATGGACTTGCCTTTTGATTTGATAAAAGCTGGACTGCGTAAGTTGCCTAAGTCCTTATCCCAAAGAGCAGCTTTGGAGCAGGCTAAGTCCATCCAGTTTTTGGATAAATGGATTGGTAAGTTCACTGGTAAATCCGTTAGAGACCTGTCTAGGTCTGCTAATGGTATGGTGGTATTTAACAAGGCTATTGACCGAGCCATTAGGTATGCTATGAGATATCCTCAAGCTGACAGTGATATTGCTAGGGCTGGCAAGGTTCTACTAGAACATACTCCTGTGGACGAGAAACTGGTTATTGACTGGGGTAATAGACTGCTTGAGGTAGCACAACAACCGCTTGAGGTAGCACAACAACCAGGACGGTTGACTCCAGAGATGGTTTCCAAAGAACTGGTTGACAATATTGATAGGTTGTTTGAAGATTACTTTACCAGAGGTAGTGCAGGTAGACAGAAAATAACTATTGGTGAGGCTGCTAGGGAATTGTTGGTCAGGTTAAATGTCAACAATACCGATGATGCTTGGAAACTAGCCCAGCGTATGCTAGATGATAGAGCCAATTTTATAGTCAAAGGAGCATCAGCTATTGGTCAGGCTGTGACCCCAATCAATGCTGTTTATTCCTTAGGTAAGAGGAACTTCCGTATCTTTATGGCTACTGAGAATAGTATA